ACCCAAACGAATATAGCAACAAGTTTGAGCCAGAAGAGAACGAGTACACACCTTGGCCTCCAGACACAAACGATAAGCCTTTTATGACCTATGAGTCCTTGATGAAGGGTGCTCCAGGAAAGCCTGCCAAATGAAGAAAGCAAAAGGCGCTAAGAAGGTTGCTAAAGTAATGCGTGAGTATAAGAAGGGCGAACTTAATATCGGCAAGTCTTCTAAGAAAGTAAAATCTAAGAAGCAAGCCATAGCTATTGCCTTGTCTCAAGCAGGAATGTCTAAGAAGAAAAAGTAATGTCTTCGGGACAATACAAGACACACCGAGGATTTAACTCTGTTCAGATTAAAAACGGATTCATTGTTAGACTTAATAAGAACGGAACAATCCGAGCAATCTTAGGAAAGTACGGAGAATATGGCAAAGAAAAAAAGTGATTCGCGTCTTACACGCGCTGGTGTATCGGGCTTCAATAAACCCAAGCGTACGCCTAGCCACCCAACTAAGAGCCACGTTGTCGTTGCCAAAGAAGGATCTCAAGTCAAGACAATTAGATTCGGTCAGCAAGGCGTAACAGGAGATAGACAGCCTTCACCTAGACAGAAGTCTTTCAAAGCTCGTCACGCAAAGAATATCGCTAAAGGTAAAATGAGCGCCGCATATTGGGCAGATAAGGTGAAGTGGTGAAGAAGAAAGCATTCTGGGATACAAAGAACCCAAAGAAAACATCTAAGAAGTTAACGCCTGCACAGAAGAGCGCTGCTAAAGCTCGCGCTAAAGCAGCAGGTCGTCCCTATCCTAACTTGGTGGATAACGCTGCAGTAGCAAAAAAGAAGAAGTAAGGAGTAATAAGTGGCACTAGGTGTTGCAGGAACAACTCTCAATGCAGAGTTGAATCGTCTGGCTAATGGTGGAACCTATCGCATTGCTGCCGATATGGTTGATACAGCTAAGGCTGCTCAGCAATGGGCAGCGCAACGTAGCGTCACTCTTACCGTCACAGATACCGTAGGAGTATTAAATGAAATTGCTGGCATCGCTTCTAAAGCCGATTGGCTTGATTTTAGTGGTGTATGTAATTACATCGCTTCTACTTCTGGCTTACCTGCGGCGGCTGCTCTCAGGGCGGTCTCAACCTGATGAGTGCGAAATATAATTTAGTCTGCGATCAGAACACTACATTTAATTTTCAGTTCGTTATTCAAAATGACGGAGTGCCTTGGAACCTAACTGGTTACACAGGAACTATGACAGTACGCCCATTCGTTGGTGCATCAACTACAACTGTAGTTGCATCTACTGCTAATGCTCGTATGACTTTAACACCTGGTTCAGGTCGTATAAATGTCACTTTATCCTCAGCGATAACTGGAGCTATAACTCCTGCTAGGTATGCCTACGATTTAGTTTTAGATTCAGGTTCAGAAGTAACAAGAATTTTAGAAGGTAAGTTCATAGTAACGGGGGCCGTGACTACATCGTGACAACCTACATAATCATTGAGTCCATCACCCCACAAGTATCTGTAGAATTATCAGCAGACCAAGGACCGCAAGGCGGTCAAGGACCAACAGGGCCTACAGGACCTACTGGTTCTACTGGCCCAGCAGGATCTACTGGCCCCACAGGAGCTACAGGTGCAACTGGTAATACAGGTCCTACTGGTGCTACAGGTCCTACAGGTAACACAGGACCCACAGGTCCCACTGGTGATACTGGACCTACTGGCGCAACTGGACCTACTGGTAATACTGGAGCCACAGGAGCAACTGGTCCTACTGGACTTACTGGTCCCACAGGCGATACAGGCCCAACAGGAGCAACTGGTCCAACGGGTGTTACAGGTCCACAAGGCGTAACTGGAGATACTGGTGCAACAGGTCCAACAGGACCTGCTGGTGCAACGGGTCCTACAGGGGCTACAGGGCCTACAGGAGCCACTGGAACACAAGGAGTTACTGGGAATGTCGGACCAACAGGTGTTACTGGCCCTACGGGCGCTACAGGGCCTCAAGGCGTTACGGGTGACATCGGTCCTACGGGAGCTACGGGTCCAGCGGGAGCGACAGGACCAACAGGAGATACAGGACCTACAGGTAGCCCAGGTGTTACGGGCGATACAGGATTAACTGGGCCTACAGGACCGACAGGCCCGACAGGTCCTGCAGGTGTAACAGGTGACACAGGCGCTACAGGCGCTAGTGGTCCCGCAGGTGCAACAGGACCAAGCGGTCCTGCAGGAGCCACAGGTCCGACAGGCCCGACAGGTCCATCTGGAACTGCTGGAGCCACAGGAGCAACAGGACCGTCTGGAGCAACTGGTGCTACTGGTCCAGGAGCTGATGCGCTACCAATTTCTTTAATGCTAGGTGGTATGTGAAATACTTTGACAGAGTTATTGTTATCAATGTCAATAGGCGTTCAGATCGTTTAGAGCAGTTCCGTAAAGAAGCCGAAACAGTTGGCTTTGAGTTTGAAGTACATTCAGCTATGGATGGACAGTTCTTAGGTATGGACCCGATAGTGGCTGGCAGGTTAAGCCATATAGAGGTTTTACGAAAGATAAAGCCAGATGAGATGGTTCTTATCTGTGAAGATGATGCTAAATTTAGAGAAGATTTTAATGAGGCTCTGGATGAATATATGGCAGACCTACCCGAAGACTGGGATATCTTCTATCTAGGAGCAATAAAGAATGAGACTAAGCCAGTCAATAAGCACTGGGTTAGACAGGTAGTCTCAACAGGAACCCAAGCCTATTGTGTAAATCCTGCCAAGGTAGATTTATTTATCCAGATAGCCAGAGAGTTTGACCAGTGGATAGATGTGGCTTATAGGGTCTGGGCTAACAGGACTAATGCCTATATTGCCCAGCCAAACCTGGTAATTCAGCACGATGGATTCTCAGATTTACGCGGCGAGTTAGTTTCTGATTTCAAAGGTTTTCAGTAGAATTGTGGTATGAGATTCCACGTAGTAGCGCTACCCCATACACAGGTAACTAAAGAATTCGCAGGTTGTGCGTACACTGAAAAGGTTCGCAGATTCTGCAATATGATGAAAGGGTTAGGCCATACGGTCTACCTATATGCAGGCGATGAGAATGAAGCTCAAGTAGATGAGCACATATCTTGCATCTCTGAGACACAAAGAAGAATTGTTGTAGGCAAGAAGCCCTATGTTGAGGCACCCTTTGATTATCGTTTACCTCACTGGCAAAAGTTTAATAAGAAAGCTGCTGCTGAGATTAAGAAGCGAGCAGAGAAACACGACTTCATCTGTGTAATTGGTGGAGCAAGTCATAAGCCAATAGCAGATGCACTGCCAGAAATGATGACAGTAGAGTTTGGCGTAGGATACGCAGGAGTCTTTGCTCAGTATAAAGTTTATGAATCTTATGCTTGGATGCACGCAATCTATGCTCAGCATAAGAACGCTGCTCAAGTAGATGGTTCATTCTTTGATGCGGTGATTCCAGGTTATCTAGATCCTGATATGTTCCCAATGGGCAAAGGTGATGGAGACTATTACCTGTATGTCGGAAGAATGATTCCGAGAAAAGGTATAGACATTGCAGCGCATATCTGCAAGACCATCGGAGCAAGACTTATCTTTGCAGGTCCTGGACCACACATACCAAACTATGGTGAGTACATAGGAACAGTAGGACCTGAGAAGCGTGCAGAGTTGATGGGCGGGGCAATAGCAACATTCGTCCCAACGCTTTACTTAGAACCTTTTGGTAATGTGAACATTGAATCACAAGCCTGCGGAACTCCAGTAATTACTACAGACTGGGGTGCATTTACAGAAACTGTAGTACAAGGCGTTACAGGTTATAGATGTCGTAACGTAGAAGAGTTTATCTTGGCAACACAGAACGTCAAGAATTTAGATAGGCAAGCTATCAGGGATAGGGCTATATCGCTCTACTCAGTAGATGTTATAGCAAAGCAGTATGAATACTATTTCCAGAGACTAATGACGCTCTGGGAAGATGGCTGGTATACGGAAGGAAACAATGCCAACACTGGGAGAAATGATTGATGAGGTCAGAGCCAACCTACAAGGCTATGCCCTTCGTCAAGATCGCGTATCGTATGTAACCAATTCAGGTGGCATCAGTGCTACTAGCACCAATATCAACATTGGCTCTGCAAGTAACCTTGCTAAGGGTGTAATTGAGATAGACGATGAATTACTTTGGATTGATACTTTTGATAAGGCTACAAATACTTTAACTGTAGCTCCTGGCTTTGGTCGCGGTTATCAGGGAACTACTGCCTCTCCACACGCACAGTATGCTC